GATAAGAGCCAGTAATAATATCTTTATCATGCCATAGCATCTTTACGATATCTTCAGGTTTAAAAGCTAAGTCAACATCCAAGAAAATCAAATGTGTAAACTGTGGATTAGCCATAAACTTAGCTACCAGGTTATTCCTGGCACGATTGATTAGCGAATCTGTAATCGTGCTAACTGCAAATTTACAATTAATTTCTTTTAGATACATCACAGTCTTCATGAAAGACATAAAGAAAGGTTCAGTCAATGATCTATCATAACATGGAAGCCCAAACATTGGACACCATGAATCAATGTCTTCTCTATCAATTTCAATATTCTGTTGTTCAATTTCTAATGTCATGCATCAATTATGACATAAAAAAAACCCCCCTGCATATTTACAGGGGGGTTTATGAAATAAATTTCTAAATGTTTACTTGGATGCTTTTGCTTTTGCCTTCACACCAGTAACTTCACCTGTCTTAACAGAAAGTTTATCTGCGCTAATACCAGTCACTTTTTCTGACTTCACACCAGTTGCCTGGAAATAAAGTGTTTCATTAACTGAATCAAAGCGAATTACAATCTTGTAACCCAACTTCTTAGCTTGCGCACGAATTCTCTGTTGCATTGAGTTATAAGCATTACCAGCCTTAATACCAACAATATTAAATACACTATCAGTATTTGCTGACTGCTTAAGTGATTCAATAATCATATTCAATTCATCAGATCTACGACCTGCTCTTGAAATTTCTGGAAGCTTATCTACTTTATTAATGCTGAATGTTGACATTTTATTCTCCTATTTTTTGATTTGTTATGTAGGTAGTCATTTTGGCTACCATTTGACTACATAGGAGACTATCAGGGTTACTGCTCAAAAACTCACTTTGAGGATAAAAACAATAATTTTTTTTTATTTCTTATCTAAATTGTTGACATTTTCAGACAAGGAGTTAACATATTCACTTAAAAGTTCTTTTAGCTTTTGCTTCTCTAATTTTATGATAGTAAGATCCATATTCAGTGCAGCCATTTGTAAAGCCATAGCGTTAATGACTTCCTCATGCGATACTTTCAAACTATCTATAGACTTTCCAACCATTTATCTGCATCCACCGTTTCTTTACCGAATCCCGAAGAGAATTCCCCAGTATTATTATTATACACTTTCACAGTGCCATAATCTGGCATATCTTCTTGATCTTCCCAATATTTATCTGGAGACAAAATCTCAATTTCTATTTCGCTATTAATTGACATATTCTGAATACAAACAAATGTCGCACCAGTAACGGCATCAGCTAAGTCTTTTGAACCAGAATTAGGGTGATCAATTTTATTATTTCCAAATAGTTTAAGCTTTAACAATTCTTCTTCAACTAATAACTCATTCCAATAACCACGCAATCTTGTATCGTAAATTGCAGTCATTAAGGTGTCATAATCGGTTTTTTTAACCGAATGGAAATCAGCATTGATACCTTGAGCTCTCAAGCTTTGAATCATTTCAATTGATTGCCAACGGTCAAATGTAACCTTTGCAACATCAAATTTTCTACACAAATCAACAATCATTTGTCTAATTGAGGCAAAGTTAATTTCTTTGTTAATAGACGCTTCCCATGAATAAACCAAGTCAACATTAATAATAGGTAATTGCTCAACACCGTTTAATGTTTTAACTTCTTTTAATCCAGTGCAATGCACCATGCTTAATGCTGCTCTGTCTCGTTTCAATGCCAAGTCAATATGAATAAATCTTACTTGACCATCTGTATTATTAAACCAATTTTTAAAATTACCATCTTCATCAATTGGGTCTTCACCATACATAAATGCTTTTCTTACCAGATCGGGATCTCTAAAGTAAGCATCTTCCATGTTTGGAGGTTCACATTCAAAACGACTTCTAGCCTCAACTGGATTTCTAATATATTCAGATTCTAATTGTTCACGCTTAATCGTAGGATTAACTTCCCATGTTGCAGCTTTAATTGACCAAGTTTTTGGCTCTTTCTTTTCCCTGGAGTTAATAAATCTCTGTTGAATAAAGTCACCTTTATAACGAGGGAATGACAAAAGAATTACTTTACCTATTTCTGGGAAACGAGACATAATAGAAAGCTTAGACATATTATAAATCGCAGACGCAGACCCTTTTGATCTTGTTTCTCCACGCAATTCAGCATCAGTTTTAAAAGCTGCAATTTCATCCAAAATAATTGTCATTACTTCATAACCTTCCCAACCTTCAGATTCAGAGTGACCAGAAAAACATCTAACAGGGCGTGAAAAGAAGAATATTTCTGATACTCTTGGTTCAAATCCAATTTTGTTGAAATAGGGGGATCGCAACAATAAGTTTTTAAATGGTTCAAAGAATACTCTTTGTGCTTGTTGAGCATTAACAGCAAGGTTAAGCAAGTCTATATAAACACCATGAGCTTTACCGTAATAAATTAGCGGATCTCTAAGGCAATGGATTAAATATACTGTATAAGCCATTGATATTCTTGCACAATGGTCTTTACCAGAACCTTTACCTAACATACAAATAACTTCATTATCTGTATATTCTTTATACCATCTCTTTCCTTCTTCTTCTCCATACATTGAAATTAATGTACGCTCTTTGAAAATCTGTGTAGAATGTCTTACGATTTCTAATTGAATATCTGAAAGCGGGGGTAAACCTAAAAATTCTTTATCTTGCACAAATGTTTGAATATCAACAGGAGTTTCTATAAGATCATCTTGGCGTAAAAGACGATCAAAATCTTTTAGGTCAAGATTCATCCCCATGAAATCACTCATCTTTTAGATCCTCCATTACAAATTGACTGAGCTTGGTCTTTTAAACCTTTATGAGGGCTTAAATTAGGTCTCATTTTATAAACCTTTATGATAGACATTTTCCGTCTCTTTATGCATCCGCATTCATAATTTCAAATGCAATTTCTAATTCTTTACGAACTTCATTAGCAATCTCTGGATGAAGCGCAATAACATCACGCAGAACCTTTGACAGGATCTGATTCACATTCTCCGCCTTCTGCATTCTGGCGATGTACTGATTATCAGTCGTATTACCAGTAAGTAGTTTATGCAGCTGAGCTTTTTTAGTAGCTAATTCACCAGCTAATTTGATCGCCTGGATTCTTGCAGGAATCATTCCATGATCGGTTGCGATATTAACAGTCTCCCAAGCTTCTTTGCTTAGTTGATCAAATTCCTGCAGCGCTTTAATCGTGTTGAACTGCAGCTTCTCAAGAAAGTATGGGTCATCCTCTGCCTGGCGATTAAGAATCTTCTTGTATTCTTTAATGTAACCTTTTGTCTTTTCAATTGGCAGCGACAAAAGCGTTGAAATTTCTGCGTAGTTATATCCTTTGACATAAAGCAACCCAGCTTCTTCAACCTGCTTTAATTCGTCTAAGAGTGTTTCGCCTTGGTATCTTTCAATATCTGACATAACCTATTTACATAATCCTTTGACACCAATTCCCAAGTCATATTCTTATTAATATACTCGGCAGATTGAAATGTCTTTGTAGAAACTTTATCGTAATCGTTTACGACATATAACATTTTATCACATAAATCATCAAAATTTGGCTTAGCCCAATAACCAGCACCATCATATAGACCATTCATGTTCTCTTTTGACCATTCATAATCCAACGGAACAGACATGTCTGCATACTCTTCGCATGCTGTTGCGTTAGTGCAGATAGTCGGAATACCTTTAGCAATCGCCTGAAATGGAATCAACCCCCATCCTTCACCGCTAGTTGGATATAGTAAACAGTCAGCGCAATCGTATATCCGACCTAACTCTTCAACCGAAACTTCCCAATCAATCACTTCTATCTGCGGATGACTCAGCTTACCACGCATACCACCATTAAAACTCCTGGCATCTGCTGGACCGTTTGATTTATAAATCATACGATACCCTTCTTGACCACCAAATACTTTTATAAAAGCATCAACGGACATCTGGGAGTTCTTACGGGTAGATGGAGAGCCAATGCTTAAAAATGTAAATGGTCTGTTCTGAAACCTCTTCACTGGGAAGAATATCTTAGGATCCACACCTAATTTAAAATCATAAACTGGAACAGTGA